TGCCGCTTGGCTTGCTACCACCCATGTATTCGTAATCGCAACTTTAGGAATGACAGAATCAGCAAGTTTTCCATCAGCATCAAGAATTGGAATGTTGCCATTGCCTGTCCCTGTGTTTTTGGTTGCGGCTGTTCCTAAACCTAAAGCAGTAATCTTAGTATCGATTTGTGTATCAACTTTAGCTACTCCAGGTATTTTTAAATAGTCTGATTCTGCAAGCGGTGTGCCTACACTACCTGTTTTATCAGCCTTTGCAATGTATAAATGCTCACCACTAAAATCAACTAGTGGTTCACCAGCTTTTATCGTTCCAGTAGTTCCAACAAGTGGACCAGTACCGGCTGTGGTTCTTCGTTTAATTTGAATTGTTGCCATAGTATTTCCTCCTTATTTTTTGAGATATGCTTGTGTCACTCGGTGAGCTGTATTGCCCAAAGATAATGTAACAAGTCCATTTGCATACGATATGCTTAGCGAATAATCCGCTCCACCATAACGATAGCTAAGTGATGAATTAGAACCCACAACGATAAACAGCTGATTGGTTGGTAGGCTCACAATAGTCGTATTTTCTATCACGACATAGAGAATGCTTTCCATTAAGATTGCCGAGTTTACATTGCCAAATCGGTAGACACCGTTACTAATCTTGGTTAATCCAAGTTGTTGTGGATAGTAGAAATCTTTTAATTTCGATTCGAGTTCTTCAACTCTTGTCCGATCCGATGTGATCATCTGTCGTTCAAAATCATTGATGAGATTGACTGATGTGGTTGTTTTTGAATAAGCTGCCAATGCATACTCATATAATCCTTCCGCGTTTTGAAGATTGGTTTGTGTAAGTACAGGATATGTACCAACCGCTTCTTTGATATAAATGCTTACGGTATTTGCTTGAGTATCAACCCCAAGCACTACATAGCCAAACTTGCTTGAATCAGGAGTAACAGATATTGTTGTTTGATTTTCTATGTAAATTATTCGTCCATAAACTGCAACATAGCCATCTAAAAATGTAATCGTGTTATTGGCTAACGTAAAGCTACATTGCGATTTCACGTACTTCAAGACGCCTACATCACTTGAAAATAAAAAATGATACAAATCCGCATCAATTTTCGATGTGACATTTGCACCATCAAAGGTTACTTTTTGAACACCCATTAAAATTCTCCTCCATCGAGATCAGTGATCCCAGTTGATTGTATTGATATATGACTAACTGCAGAGTTCACACTTTTGTTTAGAAGCTGGATTTTTTCGGTAAGTTTAATACGGTACTCACCAAGTGTTACCATTGCCTTATGAAACCCCTGACTAAACTTGATACTTGTTACTACTGAATCATAGGTTTGTTCGTTGTTTATAAATTCTACGAAATCCCCAAGTTCGATATTTTTCATTGGTTGAAATACGTCGTTATCGGATTTAATCGTGAAAGTGATATTGTGGTCCAATTTTGAGGCGATCATCTCAGATCTTGCTTTTGTAAGCAACGATGGATAGTCATTGTCTGTATAATAAAACGCCTTCGGTTTGACACTTTTGTACCTGTTAGGATGATACATGTCATGAGTCAATTCCCCAGTTGATAAAAGATAGTATACGATGGTTTGCTTGAACTGAACATTCTCGACTTTTGGATAGTATGTGAGTTTATTGACCATCTGACTTGAACTGTCATTGACGACCAAATCCTGAATGGCTTGATAGTTGTTTCTGAGTTTAATACCTCTTTGAACCTCACCGATTCTAAAGATAATGCCTGTCACTCTTCCTCTTAAATACACGGCTTCTGTTGAAAGTTTCAGTCCATAAGATTTGGTGATGAGTTCCATCAAAGAAGCTAAAGACATTATTTTATCAGGTTCAAAGGATAGTTCCCCTGAAATACTTGAGCCTCTTTCGATAGTAAGATAACTGAGGTTTTGAAGCGAATCACTGCTTTGTTTGAAGTTGGCTACTAGTAAGTTCTCAAGATATAAACTCAAATCTCCCGTATAGCTTTCAACAGGTATATCGATTGAAAACATTTCTTTAAAATCTAAGACATGAACGGTTGTCCGATGCTTGTCAGCAACTTCTAACCTTTCAACAATGCCAATGTAATGAATCGGTGCATCTTTTAATATCACGATGTCACCAACAGACACATTTAACTTAGCCTTGTTGATTGTGAATACTGACTTTTGAATGATGACTAAGTCTAGTGCTATCTCAAAATCCTTATCGACATAGCCGTAGTCTTTATAAGCCAAATTGAGTCTATCAAGGAATACAAGTTGCATACTTATACCCCCAGATATCCTTCATAAATCGTGATTCTGCATGTGGTAAGACTAGCGACACCTGGTCTGAATTCCACCTCGTATTCACCTGGTTCAACAAATATAAAGTTGTCACAGGTAAAATCCTGGAGTCCATAAATGGAAACTATCTCACCATTGTCAATCTTGCGAATAAATTGTTTGTTTGGTACAGCTGACACATGAATTTCACCACTGCTTTGAGAATGAAACAGTCTTAACATCGTGATGATTCTAGTGCCTTTTCTAATGATGACTTCTGGCTCATCTACCGCACCTATCATTTCAATCAACAGCGGTGCTTTGAAAATACCACGATTGACGATTTGAATTTTGCCTTCATAAAATGCAGAATAGGTAAAGGGGTAGGTGTATGGATATACTTTGCCTATGGTGGACTCGTTAACCTCAATGGTATAAGTCTGTGTTTTAAGCCATAACGACAATTTTTGAAACACAATCTGACATTGAAGCGTCCCTGCCACTAGTTCTTGTTTGGATACTGCTTTGATATCGACAAAACAAAAAGCGGAATCATCCGCTTCGTAGTAAAGTTTAAGTTCTTTCTCTCCAAGTTTCAGATAATTCATCAGTTCTGTATAACCTGGATACCCTTTTAGAAAAGTGAGCGTTGCTTGTATTTCAGTTAATCCTTGTGTCTGATCGACTCGATCGTGAACAAAATCATACTTAAGATATGTGAGTTCTTGAGTAAAGCCTAGTCCAGAAATACTATGAATCAGACAACCACTTCTATAATCAAAATGAAACCTATTGCCAGAAGGATTTTCTAGGTAGATTTTTCGAATCATATCACGCTACCTCCTAGTGCTCTATTGATTGAATCAATGTCAAACGTTGGTGAGGTTGTATTGATAGTGATGTTGTTCGTATTGCTGTTCGAACGATTGATATTGTTTGTTGAACTTACGCTTTGATTTTGTTTTAGATTAAACTTATCGCCAAACCATCCACCAATCTTACCGAAGAAACCTCCAACTTTATCTGCAGCGTTGCCAACAAAGTCTCCCACTCCTTTAGCAACATTAGACGCAAACTCACCAATGTTTCCAGTAATGCTTCCCACCATGTCACCAAAATTACCAGCGATATCGCCCATTTTGGATCCCAAGTCACCAATCCACTCGAATATTTGAGTAAGAAAATCGACAATCTTTTGAACAACCTCCATGACAGGTTCTAATACTTTTTGAAGAACTTTTATTGCAGGAACTAAAATGGCTTGTAAAACTTTCCCAATAATTTCAATGAGAGGTGCAACCAGTTCTAGTAATTCTGCGATGAACTCGATTTGCGTCATCAGTGGAACCAATAACACGTCAATGATAGGTACCAACATATCGACTAGCATGATGATGAGTTCGATTAAAACATCCAATATAGGAGTGAGTGCTGTCATGAGACTATCGACAATCGTCATGATCGGTGGTAACAAAAGCATTAAGGTTTCACCAAGTCTAGCTAGTAATGCTCGAAACTCTTCGCTTTGAAAGAGTGCCATTGCAACAATCGCTATAAGTGCTCCAATTCCAAGCGTTGCAAAATTCAGCCCAGCACCTGCAAAAAGACCTGAAGTGCCTACTGCTTTTAGTGCGGTTGACACGATATTTAAAATAGGTCCCACTTTTCCAATAATGGAAAGCACTGGACCAATGGCAGTTATGACTGCACCAAGTGTGAGGATAATTTGTTTAGTACCTGAATCTAAGTTATTCCATTTTTCAATCCAACTTTTCATTGTCGGAATGATTTCATCTCTAACTTTTTGAAGCATGGTTTGCATGATAGGTAGAACTTGAACGGAAATGTCCATAGCAAGACTACCTAGTGCTTGTTTTGTAGAATCGATAGCATCAGTAAATTCACCTGCTATTGCAGCTTGCTCATTTGTAATGATACCAAGTTCTCTTGCTTCATTTCTCAAACCATTAATTGCACTTTTTTCTTGTGAAAGCATCGGTAGGATTTCAGTACCAATTTTATCACCAAAGAACTCATTAGCTATACCTACTCGAAGTGCTTCATCTTCTACACCAGCTAATGCGTCACGTATCAAATTAAATGCTTGATCTGCATTAAGCCCCTTTAGATCATCAACTGTGAGTCCAATTTGAGCAAGACTTTCAGCTACCTTATCACCATTACCAGTTGCGATATCACCAAGAATACCATTGATTTTAATAAAGGCCTTATTTAGGCTTTCTGTCGAACTTCCTGATATCTTGGCAACGTAGTTCCACTCTTGTAAACTCTCGGCACTTAGGCCAAGTTTGGACGCTGTATCCCCTATTTCATCGGCAGCAACTGCGGTCTTAACTGCTAGTGCACTGAGTGATGATATCGCACCAAGAACAGGAACTGTGACAGACTTTGTTAAGGTTGAACCCAATTTTCCTATCTTTTCAAAGTTTGCATTCGATAGCTCTGTAATTTTACCTTTGGTGTTTTGTAACTCCTTGTTAAGTTTGGAGACTTCAGCTTCAGTATAGGCAACATTACGAGCGAGTTTATTGAATTCTGTTTCACTCATCTGTCCAAGTTTTACTGCTTGCTTTGCTTTCTCAAGCTCTTGATTCTGTGTTTCTAGTTTCTTTTTAGTCGTTTGAAGGATGTCGTTGAGCTTCGATTGTTTTTGTTTCCAAAGTTCGACATTAGAACTGTCGTATTTGAGGTTTGCATTAATGGCTTTGAGATCTTTTTGTTGCTCCTTAAGATCCGATTGAATTCCTTTGAGTTCATTCTCTAAATCTTTGCCATCAAGACTTAGTTTAATATTTAACCCTTTGACTGTTTCTGCCATCATTGCTCACCTCCTTAATTGCTAAATTAAAAATCGATCTATATCAGCTTGTGATGCTCTTTTAGAGCCACCATCTCCAGATATGACTTTCATTTCAAGTTGAACCAACTCAAAATATGTCGTTAGATCAAAATACTTCGAGTCCTCAATCGATATGCCTAGATGAGCCAAGTTAAAAATAATATTAGAGGTTGCACCAAACTCTGGCTCATCATTTGGACTGTGGGGATGGTTTGGCGCCTTTTTGGAGAGTGCCTAGCATTTCACCGATGGTTTGCGATAGAACACCTAATTCTTCTGTATCACTTAGGATACCAAAATCGAGTGTCATCAAAAAATCGTTGTAGGATGTTTTGCTGAATGGTCGATGAAGCACATAGATAATTCGGAAGATCGTATCGATCACGAGTGAGAAGTCTTCTTCTTTGATATCCTTACCCTTTTCAAGTTTCTTGATATCGCTGAATAGTTCAGATCCGAATACGTTACGATAATCGATGATTGTAAATAGTGATGAATGGAGTTTGTACTCTTTGTCACCTAGTTTAATCACTTTTTCCATAGTTCAATCCTCCTTAGATGAATGTAGGTAATACTGGCGATGTCGATAAGAAGTTCGTGTAGTTCGTATCTCCAACACTTGCAATAACACGAAGGATCAGATTATTACCTGACTCGATCGGACGAGCAGTGATGTTAAGAGAGATTGAATTAGCTTCAATGGAGTCCGCTTTGGATTTGCTTGCATCCCCTGAAGGTGTAGCTGTGCATAGGTAATACCAAATACGACGAGCTTTAGCATCGCCTTGAATTTCATAACCCAATGCGAAGGTCTTGGTTTCATTGTTAACCACTTCGACAAAGTTGCCATTGGTGTCTGTCTTGAATCCAAAGATATCCTTTTTAAATTCATCATCAATCTCTGTAAACTTGAGCGTGACGGTTGAGCCTGAATTGGAGACTAGAGTTGCGATAACTTTATCGTCTGCATAGACTTGTGAACTGCCACCAATAATTTCAGTAGTGATTTCTTGAGCACCAACCAGACGCTTTGGTGTTCCAAAAGTCCAGGAACCATCGGTTCCAATTGTAGCGAGTGCATAGTGAACATTGGTAAGTCCGAATGTAACTTTATTACTCATATTTTATTTCCTCCTGTTTGATTTCATAAACGCGGGTTACCGAGTTATCGTCATTGACGTATTCTGTAATCATTTGATAATTGAACCCAGATTGATAGAGAGCTGATTCTAGTTGCTCCTCAATTGTGGGTTCTTTTGATTCTGTGACAATTGTGATTTGATAGGTGATGATGCGAACTGCTGATTTGTTATCCGCATAGGTTTGCACCCTATCGCTGATTTCTTGATAGACAATAAATGGATATACATGGAGTTCGTTTGCATCGACTATGTTCGTTCCATATGACACTCGATTTGGTAAAACGCCATCAAGTATCTGGAATAATTGTTCTAAAAAACTCAAGCAGATCCACCTCTTTCAATAATCGACTTGATTTTCTCAACCATATCCGGTGCGAATGCATCGAAAGCTGGTCGCATGAATGGACGTGGTCCCACAAATTTACCACCACGATGTGTAAATCCAAACTCAAGTAAATGAGTTAATCTTCCTTTGGTGTTTGAATAAATGGCGATACGCTTATTGACGCCTTCACCTTCAGGAATAGCAACAAATGATTCTGCAAAGCCATAAGCTTGACCACTCTTCGGTGCTTTTGATTGAATGTAAGCTAATACTTTATCTGCGGTTTCGTCTAGCACTTTTTCCATTTCTTTGATGACATCTTCTGCATAAGATTCGACAAGCTCACTAATTCCAAGTGCTAATTCATCCAATGAGACCATCAATATCACCTTTTTTAATCTTTGTTTCAACAAAATAAAGCTCAATAAACTGACCGCTAATATAGGTTCGTTCGATTTTATAAACCTTTGAATCAATCAATGCATGTCTAGACCCATCATATAAGAAACTTTGAATCTTGACTGCAACATCGATTTTGATGTCTGTTTTCTTGCTTTCATAATATTCTTTTGAGGTCACTGAAAGATTCATTCCAATTACTTCTTTTAAGCTTAATAACGATAGTTTTCGATTACCAATAGTATCAGTGATACCATCGAGTTTTAATAAAGTGATTCTAATATTTGGTGCACTTGGAAACATTATGAAGCACTCCCTTTTGTGAGAGCTAATTGTTTAACGAGCATTTCAAAGCTCTTTGGTAGTTCTTTCACTGATCCATCGTTCTTAAAACCAAAAAACGTCTTGCAGTAGATAAGGATGAGGGAATCCACAATCGGGACTCCCTCAGCACTTGCGATTTCATCAGCCACACCGACAGTACGCAAGAGTTCTTTGCACGCTTCGATATGTGATAGTAATTCTTCATCGGCATACGTTTCCGATAAGGGAATCAATAACGCCTTTTTCACAGTATCCAGTATGGCCATGTTAAATCATCCTTTCTCTACTAGGCAGCAGCTTTCTTTTTGATGCGAAGGAAGCCTTTGTAACCCACGACGTTACCACCAGTAAAGACCGAAGCCTTGT